TATCACTGATAGCAGCAACACCTGGTAGTTCTTTACCTTCTAGATATTCTAGAGAAGCTCCACCACCTGTTGAAATGTGAGTGAATTTATCAGCGTATCCTAGTGAGATTGCAGCTGCTGCTGAATCCCCACCACCGATAATTGTAGTTGCGCCTTCAAGGTTCGCAATCGCTTCACATACACCGATTGTTCCTTTAGCAAAGTTTGGTAATTCGAATACACCCATTGGTCCATTCCATACAACAGTTTTTGCATCTTTTAAGTAGCTTGCAAATAATTCAACTGTCTTAGGTCCAATATCTAATCCTTCTTGATCTGCTGGAATTGCATCTGAAGCAACAATTGTAGCTACTGCATCGTTAGAGAATTCTTTAGCAACAACGTTATCGATTGGTAACACTAATTTGTCGCCAGCTTTTTGCATAATTTCTTTTGCTAATTCCACGCGGTCTACTTCTAATAATGAAAGACCTACTTCGCGTCCCATTGCTTTGAAGAATGTGTAAGCCATTCCTCCACCGATAAGAACTTTATCAGCTTTGTCTAATAAGCTGTTGATAACCCCAATCTTGTCTGAAACTTTTGCTCCACCTAAGATTGCCACGAATGGACGTTCTGGGTTATCTACTGCACCACCGATAAACTTGATTTCTTTTTCCATCAAGAACCCCGCAGCTGATTCTAATTGGCTAGCAATACCAACGTTTGAAGCATGCGCGCGGTGAGCTGTACCGAAAGCATCATTAACAAATAAATCGCCTAAAGAAGCCCAATATTTACCTAATTCAGGGTCGTTTTTAGATTCTTTCTTGCCATCTAAATCTTCGAAACGAGTATTTTCGAATAATAAAACATCGCCTTCTTTAAGTGCATTAATAGCAGCTTCTAACTTTTCTCCACGAGTTTCTGGAACGAAAGTCACTGGTTTTTCTAGCAACTCAGATAAGCGTTCTGCAACTGGACGTAAGCTCAATTTAGCTTTGTCTTCTTCAGATTTCACTTTACCTAAGTGAGAGAATAAGATCACTTTAGCATTGTGATCTAATAAGTGCTTAATCGTTGGCAACGCTTGAACAATACGGTTGTCGTCTGTAATCACGCCATCTTTTAAAGGAACGTTGAAGTCCACACGAACTAAAACTTTTTTCCCTTCCACTTGTAAGTCTGTAACGATTTTTTTAGCCATAAAATAGCCTCCTACATTTTTATTTGGAGCGAGTGCATTACTCACATTATGAAAACAGGGCGAGGAAGCGAATGCTTCCATCGCCCTGAGAAAATAGATACGATTAGCTAAATCTATAGTTTAAATTATAGTTTTGCAAAGTATTGTAAAGTACGAACTAATTGTGCAGTGTATGACATTTCGTTATCGTACCAAGCAACAGTTTTAACTAATTGTTTGTCGCCTACAGTCATTACTTTAGTTTGAGTTGCATCGAATAATGAACCATAAGTGATACCTACGATATCAGAAGAAACGATTGGATCTTCAGTGTAACCGTAAGATTCGTTAGCTACTTCTTTCATAGCTGCATTGATTTCTTCAGCAGTAACTGGTTTTTCTAAAACAGTTACTAATTCAGTTAATGAACCTGTTGGAACAGGAACACGTTGTGCAGCTCCATCTAATTTTCCGTTTAATTCTGGGATTACTAATCCGATAGCTTTAGCAGCACCTGTTGTATTAGGAACGATGTTTACTGCTGCAGCACGAGCACGACGTAAGTCACCTTTTGCGTGAGGTGCGTCTAATGTGTTTTGGTCACCAGTGTAACCGTGGATTGTTGTCATTAAACCTTCAACAACACCGAATTTATCGTTTAATGCTTTAGCCATTGGAGCTAAGCAGTTTGTAGTACATGAAGCACCAGAGATAACAGTTTCTTTACCTGTTAAAATGTTGTGGTTTGTGTTGAATACAACTGTAGGAACGTCATTTCCACCAGGAGCAGAGATAACAACGCGTTTAGCGCCAGCTTTTAAGTGTAATTCAGCTTTTTCTTTAGAAGTGAAGAAACCAGTACATTCTAAAACGATATCAACGCCTAGTTCACCCCATGGTAATTCTTCAGGATTACGGTTAGCAAGTACTTTAACTTCTTTACCGTTAACGCGGAAAGCTCCATCTAACACTTCAACTTCACCGTTGAAACGTCCTTGTGTTGAATCATATTTTAACAAGTGAGCTAATTGCTTAGCGTCTGTTAAGTCATTAATTGCAACAACTTCTAATCCTTCCACATCTTGAATACGACGGAATGCTAAACGACCGATACGTCCGAAACCGTTAATACCAACTTTAACTGTCATATAGTTTTTCCTCCTAGGAATTTTTATTTTATTTTTTGCGGGTTGCCCCGTTCAAAACCAACTCTGATATCTCCTTGTCAATCACAAACCATGTGCGATCTACCGGAGCTAATTTGGCATATGCTTTTAAAGCAGCTGCCTTCTCTTCGCCTTCCACAACGGCAATCGAATGTGGAATCGTAGATAAATCACTAAGATGCAGCCCTACTCGTGGGATTTTTAACACCACATTTCCTTCTGCATCGAAGAAACAACCGAACGCTTCGCCAATTGCTTTCTTCTCTTTTAACGTAACCATTTGTTCTTCTGAAAGTCCACGTCTCTCTCCCATAATAATAGCACTTCCAACGCTATATAACAAACACTCCGCCTTTTTCATGAGCCCTATCGTCTTTGCGACGGAAGGTTCTTGCATTAAGGGCGTATAAGTTGCTTGTTGGACATGTTCTGGAACAAAGAGCGCTTCATGATGAGCGCCAATTCCCATCGCCATTTTCTCACTGACATTATTTGCCTGAATCAGCATTGACCCAAACATTCCTCCTCTTGCAGGAACAATCGTAAGGTCTCGGTTCATCGAGATTTCCTTTGTGAACCCTTCGCTGACACGAACCATCGTTTGACCTCCAGTGATGGCAATAATGGAAGCACCAAGCGGTAAGAGAACATCCATAATCTCTTGAACCAACTTAGATGTTTTTGTCGGATTCTCAATCACTTTCACATATTGAACCCCTAGTGCTTTTGCCACTTCATGTTCTACCAGACTCATCTGGATAAAGTTGTTTTTTAAATCATCCGACCGTTCTAATATAAATTCACCAACTTCTGTCAGCCGCATCCCCGAACCTTGTACTTCAATGAAGCCTAATGCTTTCATTACCTCACATTCGTTACGAAGGGTTCGCTCAGACATCTGAACCACTTTTGCAAGAGCTCTTCGTCCAATCGGCTGATACGTCGCGATGGCTTGTAAAATACGGAATCGCGTTTGAAGAACGATTCTGCTTTCTGGAACCAATAGATGAGATAGATTAAGATAATTCATCGAAACCTTCCTCCAATCATCTCCAGATAGGGTCGAATATCGTCCCGCTTATTTCCGGTATCTTTGAATCCATATTTCTGAACACATTTATATTTTAACATAAAATACAAGAAATGCAACCGCCCTCAGATTACAATTTGGTTAAGTTTCAAGATACAAAGGGACTTATTTTGTCCCTATTTGTTTGTTAAGCTTTTCATGGCAAGTTTCTCCGTCATCCATCACAAAAGAAATTTCCATATGTGCTCCGACTTTTTGTGCCTTCTCTTCTAAGAATAAAATTGAGGGATTATGGTGTCCTGAAACTAACCGTGACAAATGAGCTGGTTTTATCCCAACCTTTTCTGCAAATTCGGTACGTGAGAGTCCGGACACAAGTCTCAACTCTGTAATCCTTACTGCCATTTCTTTTAGAGTGAAATCTAAATCTAAGTCTTTTTCGTAGTTCTCCCAATCCAATGACAAGCGTGCTATTGAACGCTTCAGATTTTGATCCATTTTTTAAAGCCTCCTCTTTAGTATATACAACTGGAATATTCAATTCAGTCTGCGATTTATTTCCCCACATTTCGAGTATCGCAGGACTTAATCCTTCCTTATCCAACAGTTTAAGAGCAGCAAGCATTTTCACCTTTTCTTTATACGGTCTACTATCCACATACTCTAACGTTCTTGGGTCAATCTGATGTTCTATTTTCATAATTTTCCCTCCCACTCAAACATTACCATATTTGGTAATTACCATATATGGTAATGTTGCTCTCTTCTTATGCTTTTTTGCTCTCTTTTAAAAATAAACGAATTAGACTATTTCTCCTTTATACTCTGATTTTTTCCAAAACTTGCACAGTTTTATAAAATTAGATACACTTAGGAAAGAACGTCGCCTTAGTGTAGTGGATATCACATGAGATTCCGGTTCTCATAACAGGGGTTCGACTCCCCTAGGCGATATATTTTAGTATTTCTACAAATAAACACATATATAAAAACGTTTATTTTACAACACTTTACATTTTTATAGTTTTTAAATATTAAAATTTTGAGTACATTTTGAGTACTAATGCGTATTTAAACAATCTGTATTAATATATAAATAAAATCTGTACTAAAACACCTTTTCTAATCAGATTAGGTGTTTTTTATTTTATAATTTCTAATAACAAATAAACCTTATCCATCGCAACACCCCTTAAAATGATTATAGAATAAAGGGCAAAAAAATAAAGCCCACCCCGAAAGGTAGGCTTGTTTTATTATTCTTCAAAATGGATTGAACCGTTCTCGTCTACATAGACTGCTGCTCGTTCTAGCATCTCACCATTATTATTAAAGTAGTAGAACTTGTCACCAATTTTTCGAACTTCTTTGGAAATCATCGCCCCACCTTTTTCAATGTCACAATAGTACCATTTGTCAAAATATGGAATCCAACCAGTTCGCATTTCGCCGTTGTTTTCAAAGAAATACCAGAAATCTCCAACTTTTAGCCAACCAACAGCCATATATCCACCGTCTTTTAACCAGAAATAGCGACCATATTCGTCTTGATACCAATTTTTTTCAATAATGTAACCATCTTCATTAAATCTAAACCAACTTCCATTGATTTTTTTCCAGTCGTTCTTAGGATAACTGCCATCAACGTTACGATAACGCCAACCTATAGTATCCTCTATCCAACCACTAATTTGTTCGTTTTCTTTAGCATAGTTAGGACGAATATATCCAACCATACCAGTATATGAACGTGTACGGTAACGAGCCGGTCCACCTACTTCTAAATAGTCCGCATTACCGTCAACGTTTTGCTCAATCGTTTTAAGTGTATTCCCATCGGAATCTTCGATGATTAGACCCGTATGTCCATAAGGAGAACCAGGAACAGACATTACGAATATATCTCCAGCTTTAGCAATTACACCTTCTCCTTCATAGATAACATCGAGCCCTTTCGCTTTAGCAGAATCTAGTAAATCAATCGCATTCCCATTAACTACTATTCCAGTAGCCTCATATATTACTTTTGCGACTAAATCCCAACATTGCCATCTGTACCAACCGTCAAAATCAACGCCAATATTATTATCGGCCAAATTTCTAGCAAAATTGATTGCTTGTTTTAATGTAAACATATTTACCTCCTATAAGTAAAAAGAGGACTCGCAATGAGCCCTCCATGATCCGTAATCTTAACCTTCAATCTTTTTTAGTTCATTGAATCCATTCACGACAGATTCGATGAGCACTTTCTTCGATGCATCATCTAAGTTGATTCCAGCTTTTTCTAACTCGTTTGTTAAATTATCAAAAGCTGTTTGGAATTTGTCTTGGCTTGCATTATGCACATCTTTAAAAATTTGCTCGACTGCGTTAACTACCGTGTGAGTGATTGATTTAGCCAATTCGTAGTTCTTAGCATCCGTTTTTGCTTTTAATTCGGTCGCTTTTGTTTGGATAAATCCTTTCAATCCTGTGAATGCTAAACCAACTAATACTACTAATACACTCACGATTCCATTAACGATTGTTGCTTGTAATTGTTCCATAATCATTCAACCTCTTCCTTATTTGTTAATTTTTTTATTTTATTTTCCTGTTGTTGTCGCATCGTTTTTAGATACGGCTTAAGTGATTCAGGGAATGGCAAACCTAATGCCTCCCAATTTTCAGCAAGCGATACTGCATAGCTAAAGATAAAAAATAAGCATGTAGTTACACCAACTTCTTGATGTCCTAATGCTCTAGCATACATAGCAGTTACGATTACGACTGCACAAACTAGAGCGTGCCGTAGCAGTCCGTTTGTACTAGTTTTGCTATCAAATCGTTTTAATTTAAAAGCTTTGATGTAGCCAGACACCACATCAAAGCAAATTAACCAAATCAGAATTTGAATATATGGACTGCGCATCAATCCTTCTAAATGCATTTTTAACACATGAAATTCTACATCTAAATTTATCATCTATTACAACTCCATAATCTCCACCGCGTTACGATATTTTTTTATTTCTTCACGATAATTAGAATTTTCTTGTTCTAATCGTTGAATCTCATCGTTTAAGCTTTGAGATTTTTGGTCAAGTTGCGCTTTTTCAACTCCTAGTCGATTAATTTCATTTTGTTTTTCTTTTACGCTCGACTCTAACGATGTAATCTTATTTTTAATTGTTTCTAACTCCATTGCTGTTCCTCCTTAAATTTTAAAGCTAATATCATCTAAACATAACCATTGGTCATCTACGTTCTTTGATTTGACTGTAACGTTTCCATTCGTATCAATGCCAACAATTGCTGTCTGATAACTATTGTTTAGTGCTTTCTTATACATATACTTACTTGGACGATATCCTACTGGCAAATTGATAATCGCAGCATTTTCATCAAGACTACCTCCAGTTGCGACACCTCTAATGTAGACCGTTCCATCAGCAGTTTTGGTATATTGGACTACACCGTCTCCTGCAGTTCGCCAATTGTTACGGTAAGTAGCATTGTGCCACGTATCAACTTCACCGCATGCAGCAATCCAACCACTCCACGCATTAGCATAATAACGACGCATATACATTGCATCTTTATTTGCAGGCACATACATTTGGACGCAATTGTAAGTGATGTCTTGCGTGATAACACTAACATATCCTGTGTTATCAACACCTTGTGGAGCGTTAGTAACACGATACGCATAATATCCCCCTGCAGTCTTGAGATTATTTAAATCACCAGCAAATTTGATAGACTTTCCATCTCTGGACGTAATTGCGAATTCTTGAATTGGTTTTCCATTTGAAAGGATACCTCCTTCCACGTTAAGAGAATTGTGCATCGTAGCTGGTTTGAAAAATTCACAGCCTTTTTTCAGTTCAGGGAATCCACCAAATCCAATCCGACCATCTCCAAGAGCTACCAATACTTCTGATGAGCGTACAGTAAGTACTGAATCTACTATTTCACTTACTCTATCTTGAATTACTAACCGAATATTGTAAGATTTGTCTAATGCGTAATAAGCACCTGAATCGATTTGCCTATTGATTTTTTCCACAGTTTGAGCTGTTAAATTTACAGCATCTAGCCAACGATTACTATTCTTTTCTGAATACTGGATTTTAAGATTGTAACGATTAATATTAGAATCATTTACAATCAATGGACTGACATTGGCTAAAACCGTTGAGATGATTGTCTTATTCGTTCCATTACCTGCACGATTAGCGAGAAATGCTAGAATCTTAGGCGCGTAATAATCAATAACATTAACCTGAATAGATTTAGTAGCTGTACGACCTCTTGAATCAGTAGCCTTAGCAACAGCGGTTACTGTTCCGCTATTATTTGCAGGAAAGTCACCTTGAGACGAACGAACAACTAAATTACCTAGTGATAGCTCCGTTGATACAATAGAAGAACCATACGCCCCTTTTGCTCCTACAGCTTCCAATCTGATTGTAGATTTGCCCTTTACGAAATTACCTTTTGGAATAATCTCTGCAATTTTTGCTACTTGCTCTGAAGCAGTAATACTGTCTAACGTTGGAACAATATTTTTAGGTACTAAAATAGACGTCCCATTTAAATAGACGTCTCTTCCAATGGTTGTATCTCCTTGCAACGTTCGAACACACACATCCACTGTGCCTGTATCGCTATTAGTAATACGATTAGCGTATTCAATTGGCACTGTGAATTGAACGCTAGTATCATGATTCCTTCCTAAATCAATCCAGTCACTTCCGTTTACGCTCCACCAAACTTGGTGACGAAATGCAGCAGCTTTTTTATCAATGTTTACAGTAATTAGCTTTCCTAATTCTGAAGATGATACTGAACGGATTTCGCTCGCACGAGGAATAGTAGATAAATCGACATTTCCGCTAAACCAACCAATATCGCCAAAGGCTGCAACATTCGTCAATCTAGCACGAATTGCAATACTCTTGCTTCCATCGTCATTGTGTGGAATTGTTAACGTTCCGCTTCCAAATATGACCCAACTGCTATCCCTTAAATCAAAACTAACATATTTACTTAATATAGCTTGTCCGTTGATTTCTACTTCCGCTAACGACTCATTATACAAGTCATACACCCAAGAACTAGCTCGTTCTAGCCACAACTGCCACGATACAGTAGATGTATTATTTTCTTTACTAGTGCTTGTCTCATTGACTTCTAACACTAAACGAACATAACCATTACTAGTCGTTTTAGATATTCTTACCAAGAATAGCACCTCCTACATACGATATTGTCGTGAATTCATCATTAAATCGTTCAAAGATATGATTAGCGATTGTAACGCTGTTCCAGAATGTGGCACTTAAAATATTGAGTTGTTGACCTGCAATATAAGCGACCACCCGACCACTATCAATAAATTCCATACGATCATTCGCAATTCTGTTTTGAAGTTTCTCGCCATTCTTACCGATTAGCATTCCGTCTTCTGAGATGCTGAAATAAGTTGACAATGTGTTGATGAATACTTGAGATTGTTCCAAGTTTAATTCAACAGCTTTTGTTCTTGCTCCAAGACCTTCAATTCTTTCAGCAACTTTTAAAAGTTCCTTTGTGGATGCTTCAAGGTTGCTAAATCTACCTGTTAAATCACGTAATGTATCTTCACCAATTTCGTTTTTATTGATGATTTCCATTATTTTTGTGTAGTTATTAGCTTGTTCCCTGTTACGCTCTTCGAATTCTTTTTGCAGTCGTTCCAACTCTTTGTCATCCTTATTTAGGACTGGCTTCCATTCGCCGTTAGAATATATTTTAGGCACTTCTTTCCCTGGAGTACTAGTATCTGTCCATAAATCTCCAGCGCTAGGATTTGTTGGAGGAGTTGGGCCTATCGACTTACTTACAACAAAATCTTTTATAATGATTGAATTCCGAGCAACTACTTGATTGCCTTCGATGGCTTCGCAGATAAAGGTAGCTTCTCTATCAACATCACTCACAGTGATAGATAGTTCATTACTGCCACTTGCGTGCTGTTCATTCCATGCTGCATCGTCTGTTCCATATTTACTTACTCGTTTCCAACGATATGTGAAACGACTGTTCATTTGAATATCCATCTTGCTTACGTTAGCAATTAATTTAGTAGCGATATTACTATTCTGGAACACCACTCCATCGGTTGATTCAATCGTCATAACGAATGGAACACTCGTGAAATCAAAAAGACGTTCTTGCACTAATGTGCTTAAACGTCTCACTTTCTCGCTGATTGTATCCTCTTTGGATTCAATAT